TGATGTGCTCGAGGTGGCTCTTATTATGGTCACCCGTGTCGAGCCAGTCGTGTAGCTCTGGCGCGGTCACCTCCGTCATGTGCCCCATGCGATCACGGCCCTTGCCGTCGCTGAAGGCACTCTCGTAAGTGTCACGCGCGGTCTGCTCGTCCTTGGCACGGAGGAGTAGTTTGTGTTCGTCGAACTCGCCCGTGCGGTGGTCGAGCTGGTCGACTACGTAGTGGCGCTTACCGGTGCGTAGATCGTACGCGTCGATATGGTCGCCGTCGGCGCCGGTCGTGCGGCGGATATAGCCATAATCCGCGGGCATACGGACTTCCCAGTCGCCGTCCGGCCCGGTACCGCGGCGCATGGCCCCGCGCGGGTTCTCGATGGTGAAGTCAAGTCCTTCGACGCGGCGATGGCCCTTCTTGTAGTTGCCGGCGAGCTTCTGGCCTTCGGTCGGGTTGAGGTTGACCTCCTCAGCGCGCTTGGACTTCGTCGGCGGCCGCTCGGGCGCACCCTTGGAGACCATCGCGGCATAGCGGGCCTTCTCCTCGTCGGAGAGCTGGGGACGCCGAACTTCGGATGCGGCCTTCGCGCCTTCGACCTTCTGCTCGGTACCTGCCTTGGTCTTGACGACGCGCTCTTCGGAGTTGTCGGCGATACGAGCCGCAGCGCTGGGTTGCGTAGAGCCGGCGCCGGCCTCGTCAGACGTCCGCGTATCATCGACGACGCGGCGGTTCATTGCCTGATCGCCCTCTACGCGGCGCCGCTCAAGCATGTCCCCGCTGTGGCCGGCGCGGATAAGGCCTTCGTCCTCTTTGAAGCGCGCCACCGCGTCAGTCAGCTTTTTGCCGGCCTTGTTCTTCTCCGCAACGCGAACGAGTGCCTGTGCCGCCGTCAGGAGTTGCGTGGACGGTTCGTCACTGGCCGAGTTGCCCTTGGCCGAACGCTTCAGCACCTTCTGGATTTTGACGCCGGCGTCGGTGGCGTCCTTCACCATGTTGCGGGCGCGTTCGACGATACGGTCGCGCGCCGCGGTGTCCTTCAGGTAGTTGTCCTCGCCCTCTCCGGGGGCGTGACGGTCGTAGATTTCCTTTTGGGTCGCGAGGCGCTGGTCGAGCTCGGCGCGCTGCTTTTCACTGTAACGCTTGCCGCCACGGACCGGGTTGCCGTTCTCGTCGAGCTCGACCGTCTCGCCGATGTTCTTCTTGACAGTGGCGTTGTCGAGCTTCTGGGTCTCGTCCACCGTCTGGAGGTTGCGCAGCACGCGACCAGTACGCGGAGGCTCGCCACGCGCGGCCACCACCCCCGCCGGGTTCTCCAGCTGTACGGTGTTGCCCGGGGTCTTGTTCGCCTCGAGTGAAGCAACCTGCGCCGGCGCGGTCTGTTCAGTGCCTAGAGCGCCCTTGACTTCGTCGCCTTGTGGCGTGCGCTCAGTGACAGCAACAGGCTTCTCGCCGCCGGCCATACGCGCCAGAACTTCTGGCTTGGACACAGGTCCAAGACCAAGGATTTCGTTCTCCTTGCCCTGTGCGAGCGCACCGATGACCTGTTTGGGAGTGAGCTGCTTCGGGTCGTAGTCGACCGTACCGCGCGGCGTGTTGATGCGCGCTAAGCCCTCCGGTACCTTAGAGGGTACCGGCGAGCCCTTCGGGTACATCACAGCCTTGCGGTTGCCCGTCCCAACTTGAGCCTGCTGCGCAGCGATAGCCGCCGGCTGCTCTGGGACGTTCATGCCCGTGTCTGCAGGGGGCTGCGGAAGCCGCTGGGAAGCCGCGGCTACGTCGGCCGGCGCTGCCTGCGGAGCCGCCTCTGGGGCTGGCTGAGGCGCCTGAGGGGTTACCTGCTGGGGTTGCTGGAGCCGCGCTACCGCGGCGTTGACGTCGGGGGCCGCGCCCGTGTCAGGGGGATTGGTTGCATCTAGCGCCGCCTGCTGAGCAGCGTCAGGTCCTTGGACAGGCGCGGCCGCAGCTTTCTTGCCGGCGTTCTTCTTTTTGGTCTTTTCATAGACAGTCTCGCTTCGAGCCGGCGAAGATTGCGGATTACCTACTTGCGGGCTCTCCACAGGTTTCGCTGGTGCCGTGCTGGCACGCCCCGTTTGCGGTTGTGGCGCCACCACGTCCGCAGTCGCAACGGGGGACTGGCGATCTGCACGAACAAGCCCGGCCGTATCATCTTCGGCCGCCTTGGCATCCGGAGCCCGACCATGCAGAACAGCGCCTGCAAGAGCACCAGTGAGACCTCCAAGAGCACCTCCCTCCAGTGCTGCGTTCGCCACGCGAGCGTGATCCAAATCTTTTTGGAAGTTGGCCTCAACATCAGCTTGCTGGCTGAGATAATCAGCGGTTCCGGATTGAGCGGCGTTACCGACAGCTCCCTCGCCACCTGCAACCAGACCCGCTCCGATTGCACCCCTCTCCGCTGCACCCGCAACATTACCTGCGCCTCCCGCGAGCCGTCGAGCCGCAGTTCCCGCAGGACCGATAACTGATGCTCCAGCGCCGATGAGAGCATTAATGGCCGGTGCCCAACCCATCGCCTCACGAGCGAACTTAGCGCGTGCCGTACGTTCATCGAGCACCTCCCGCATCGCGGCGTATTTCGGGGATTGCGCTTGGAGCTCGCCGTCAGGCATCTCGTCGAGCTTCTTGTAGAACTCGTCGATGCCTGCACCGGCGTTGAGCGCAGCGCCGCCGCCAGCGACCGCCATGGACGCAGCCACCGTATCGGCAAGCAGCCCGCCCGGGATGGCCAGCGCGGCCATGGCCGGCGTCATGCCCGTGACTTTGAGGGCCGAGCCGAGAAGAGGATGCTGCCAGAACTCGGGAGACGTCAGCGACGACGCGGCTAGCTTGCGCGTCTCCGGGTTCATGCTGTCCCGGATGCCCTCGCTACCGGCGCCGAAAATTTGCTGTAGCCCCTGCGCGATATCCGCGCCGTGCTGTTGCTGGCCAGCTTCAAAGAAATACCTCGCAGCGCCCGCGAGGTTGGACCCTACGTCCGTGGCACCGGCACCGAATGTCTTTGCGAAGTCTCCCGCGGTTCCTACCGGCTGTTCGTCCGGGTTCGTCCCTGAGGAGAGATCGTAGTCGGTGCTGGCCATCGGTTACCTACATGGTGCCTTGGTACTGCGTTGGGTCATCCGGCTGCGAGGGGATGGCTCCGGGGCCGGGTTGCGGAGACTGCTGGGGAGCTGCCTGCGAACCGCCGCCGCGTAGTGCCTGCATGGCCGCGTTGACGCCCTGTTGTACACCGTGACCTATGGCAGTCGTCAAGGTCCCATAGTTGATATTTGGGTTGGTGGCAGCGTCGAGTACCGGCCTGCCGTAGTCGCTGATCACCTGTCCGGCCGTATCGAGTGCCGCCTTGCCACGCTGCTTGAGCTCGTCCGGGATAGCGTTCTGGACTTCTCCGGCAAACTGGCTGGCGTCGTCGGCAATGGCGCCGCCGATTTTGCTGCCTGCCTTCTTGACGGCGTCCCACCGGCTAGCGCTCTTGGTCGCGTCGGCCTTGTCTTGGGTCTCTTGGTCCTGTTGCGACTTGATGTGCGCGGCGCGCTGCGTCATCAGCTCGTCGAACTTGGTGTCGTCGAGTTTTATGGTGCGACCGTTCTTGAACTTGATCGTGTTCGAGCCGTCCTGCGACGTGGTCGAAAAGTCCGGCGCGGGGTTCTTGCCCTTGGTGAACATGAGGCCCATGGCACTGTCGACCGCCTCGCTCGGCGTCGCGTCGGGGTTCTGCTGCATGATGTGGGTCGCAGCATCCTTGATGGTGCCCCAGTCCACGTTGCCGCCGGCGCCGTTCTTCTTTTCCCAAGCCGCCTGCGCGTCCTGTAGCGGCTGATCCAGTATCTCCTGCCGCGTCTTGAGGTCCTGAACTTTCTCCGGCTTCGGGCCACCTTTACCCGACGAGGTAGCCTTCGCGGCCTCCTCGCGCTGGCCGGCGGCAGACAGGATAGCCTGATCGAAGCCGTTGCGGGCGAGGCCCATCGCGCTCGAAGCCAACTCTTGCGGCGTAGCGATGCCCTTGTTGATCGTCTTCCCGTTCTCGTCGGTGTAGTGGTACATGATGCGCCCGTCGGGGTTCACCGTCAGGTTCATGTCCTTGCCGTCTGGCACGTTGGCGTAGGCCTGCACCGCGGCCTTGGTCGCCAAGTCCATGTTGCCCTGCTCGGCCGCGTGCGCTGCGATGGCAGCGTACCGCTGCGACGCCATCCGGAAGTGCTGCAGCATTTGGAAGGCGACCTTTTGGGCCTTCTCGGGCTCTCCCTTGTTTGCCCAGTACTGGTATACGCTGCCAAGCGCCGCCATGTTGCGCTGGCTGTCAGTAAGCTTTCCATCCGGATCGACAGCCTTTTTGGCGGCCGCCATTTCCTGCGGAGTGAGTGCGCCGGCCCCCTGAGCTAGTTGATATGCCGCAGCGCGACCGCGGGCACTCCTAGCCGCTCCGCCGCCGGCGAGGCCCATCACGTTCATGCCGTAGGCGTAACCACCCTTGACGGCATCGTGGACCAACTGGGGGGACACCACGCCGCTGAGGCCTTGAATGTTCGTCTGGCCTTTACCGGCACGCATTTCTAGCGAGGTGTCATCCTCGTCATCGTCGTTCTCGGCGTCGGGGCCGTCAGGGATCACGCCGCCCTGCGCGTAGTTATCAGTGACGCCGGGCGTCATTGTGTTCTGTAATGCCGGTCCGCTCGGGGCAACCGGTCCTGACGGACCCACCGCGCCACCGGGCGGTAGCAGCCCTGAGCCGTCGGCGCCCATACCCGGATTGTTCACGCGGTTGGTAAGCGCCGCCGTATAGGCGCGCGACGTCGCCGCATTCTTCACCTGCTCGCCGATAAGGCCAGTACGGGCAGTGGTCGCCGCGAGGTTGGCGCGGGCCTGTTTGTCTTGTAGCTCGAGCTGATCCGGATCGTTGTCACGCGCGGTCTTTTTCGTCTGCGCATCGGTGAGGGACTTCTTGTACTCCTCGTCCGTTTGCGACGCGCTAATTTTCGCGCCGGCCTGCGCCGCGTTGATGAAGTCCTTCATCTCGGCAGAAAAGCTCATAGTGTTACCCCACTGCTGGACGCGACTGCGCGCCGCCGACTGCCGGCCCGAAGTTCGGGCGCCCTTGCTGTTGCTGTCCGTTCGGCATGGCCTTGCGCGCCTTCCCGATCAGGTCTGCGAAGAACTTGTCGCCCATCCAGCCAGCCACATCCTTGGGGATGATGACTTCGCCGCCGTTGAGGCGGATGTTCGGATGCCCGGGAGCGCTTGCCGGGATATCGTCGGTGACCGCTCCGCCTGATGGTGAAGCCGCCGGTGGCAGCATTCCGCCCGACGCCGCGTCTGGGATCGCGCCACCCTCTGCCATGGTCATGGCCGCCTTGGTGGCGTTTCCGCTGATGTAGCCGAGAATGCTTCCGATGCCGGACGAGCTATCGTTCGACAGCTTGTCGCTGGTCGCGGTGTTCTGGAAGCCGGTGTTCTGCGCGTTGACAGCTCCGCTGAGCGCGTTGGTACCCGCCCCGGTCCAAGCCAAGTCGGTACCAAGGACATTGGCCCCAGAGGCCGTCTGAGCGAGCCCTGTAGCGGCTCCAGCGCCGCCGGCCGAAGTACCAACGCCCGCGTTCGTAGCAGCCTGACCGGCCTCCGTGTTACCTTCGCCGAGCAGCTGCGCATTGGCTTGGTCGGCCATCTGGCGGTCGGTGGTCGCTGCCTGCGTGCCCGCAGCGGCCTGAGCGGCGGCTTTCTGAAGACGCACGCCAGTGTCGAGGCCCGCGAAACGCGTCGCTCCCGGGTTCACGCCGAAGCTCTCGAGCTCTTGGATACTGGAGTTCCGCGCGGCGTCGAACGCCTGCCCGGTGGTCGCCTCTGCGGCGCCCATGTCGCTCTGCTGGTAGGTGGGATTTAGATACCGGTCGCGCTCATTGCGAAGGTATCCAGTGGCATCGTCGATGTTCGCCTGTGAGTTACCCAGCGAGTTCTTGGCGGCATTGTTGAACGTCGAGGACGTATCCAGATCGCCCTTGGTCACCGCATCGGTGATGCCCTGATTGTTGGCAACCTGTCCTTTGGCCCAGTCATAGGCCTGCTGGCCCATTCCCGTCGCGTGCTGTGCGATGGCGTTGTAGGCGTTGATCATGGGCGAGTAGTCAGGCGCCTGCGGTACCTTCTGGTCGCTCATCCAAGGTTGCTCCTGATGCTCTTTGGCTTGACGTTCAGCCACCGGCATTCGGGCCGGCGCATCGACATGATAACGAGATCACCGTCTTTATACGCGCCTTTTATGGAACATTCTACCCGAAAACCGATGCGCTCGTTGAAGGTGACCAAGTCAGGCCTAGACGATGGGACTGTCCCGCAGACTACGCCAACCTTCAGCTGGTTGAAGGGATAGTCGAAGAGCAGCCACAGCATGTCCCCAGACAACCAGTGCTTGGCGAAGCTGCCTTGATGCATGAATACGCAGTTCGAAATGAAGCCCTCGTAGATTACCCCGCCGAGTAACTTGCCGTCCTTGTCGGTGCGGCTGATCACCTTGTCGGCCATTGGGTTGAAAATCCGAGGGATCACATCGGCGATGCGGTACCCGTGGTCGATGTCGTTGAAGTGGATCAAACCCCTCCCCCGCGGACAAAACAATAGACGTGGAAGTCGGTACCATCCCGGTAGCCGCACATGTGGGAGCGACCGTCAGGGGTCTCCCTATTCTGCTCGACTTTCGCGTCTGGAATTTCTGTGTAGTGATCGTGCTCTTCCCACTTCCCGTACCAATGGCCATGCTCGAACTTGCTAGCCGCCGGCTGACAGTCCCGGTCGCTGCAGCACGGTGCCCACGGCTTGTCCGGCATCTTCCAGTCCTTATAGAACTTGTTGTGGAGCTCCATGTCCTGCGGCCGATGCCCGCTATGCTCCTGAGAGTGGCCTGAGCGCGCAAGGACCATCAGGGCGAAGCCAAGCAAGAACGCCAGCAAGTACCGCATCGTTACCTACCGCTGGTTGGAGTGGGGGGAATTTGACTGGCAGTGATAAGCCCCAGCGCGAGCAGATCATTCCACATGACCGCAGAGCTGGCCCGGTTGCCGCGCTGCCGTGCGAGTATCTCGACGGCTTCTTTTAAAGACGCCGCGGTGGCCCGCACGCTATTGATTTCTGCAACGGGCTCGGGAATGCCCGGGTATGTCTGTGCCACGCTACACGCTCCGTAGTTCGCTCGGGCTCGTTGCCGACTGTAGAGAGTAAACCTCCACACAGGCTTCGATTTCGAATTGCCAGAAGTCCGCTCTGAAGCCAGACGGCATGCGCCACTGCTCGCCCGACAGGACAAGGTCCCGCGTCATCACAAGCTTGTTGTCCGCGTAGACGCGCACCACGCCAAGCTTCGGCTCATACAGCTGCAGTTGGCTGATACCTACCTGTGTGCCGGACTGAGGCGCCGAGATAACAAGCTGATAGAACTGGTACGAGCCCTGTAGGCCAGCGGCCACGTTGTAGGTTCTGTCTTCGCCGGACGCGAACGCCGGTGCGTTGGTCTGCGTGTCAATTGTCGTCCATGTCACGCCGTTATTAGAGCCCTGCAGCTGCCAAGTCTTGGGCGCAAGATTGGGGCTCAGCGGAGACTGCGGAGCGGCAAGCGTGTACGAGGATATCACCCGCGCGCCGCCAGAACCAAAGTTGACAAACAGGGCATGAGCGAATGCATGCCCAGCGGTGGATACCCACGCGTTGCTACCGCCCGCCGCAGCGCGCCAGCTCTCTTGGCCGCCTACGTCGGGCAGATCAGCCGTAATGGTTACCCCGGAAGTCGTCGTCCCGGTCATCACTGGAATTTGGGGGTCCTGCACGTACGATAACGGCCACGTCGGCGTCGCGTTGAAGTATAGCTTCATCGCCTGCAGGTTACGCTTATCGGTGGTCTGGAATACTTTCGAGCGCCATGTGTACGGCTGGCGCGATTGTTCTTCGTCGCCAATATCCAGCCAGTACAGGCCGCTGCTCTTGATGATGAACACTTCGCCTGACCACGCATCGGTCTGGATGTTCACTACCGGGTCTACCGACGACATCAAGTTAAACGCAATGGCGGCCGACGTCGGGTCGAGAAGCAACCCCCTACGTGCGCCCGAAAAATCATTCTGTGCGAAGCTATTATTGTCGAAGCTCGGCACATCGAAGACGCCAAAACGCGCCTGCCCGAACGCGAAGTAGGCGTCGCCTAGTTCAGCGGCACGGAGGGTATTGGCAGCGACAAGGTTCGCCCAGTTGGTCTTTTGGACGAGCTCTTTGGTGGCCAGTACAACGCCCGCCGGCGAGACCAGAACAAGCCCGCGCGGCGTCGAGAAGAACACGCCTCGAGTTGTCGACAATACCGAACCACGCGACGTACACGGCAGGAGCCCCGGTAGCTTGACGAGGTTCATGCTCGACGGGGCGATACCGGTTGCCGTGTAGGCGAACCCTTCGGTCGCGACTACCAGCATTTGGTTGGACACGCCTAGGCCAACGATGGGGTACTCGGTCACAAGGATGTATTGCGCCGGCCATGCGTGCATCCTGAACGGCTCGCAGAACCACAGTTCGTTCTCTCGGAACGCCACCACCATGCCGTTGGACAGCGCCACCATCCCCTTGAGGTCGCTCGCCGGCCCTTGCCAGTTGGTGCTCGCCAGAACGCTGTTCAACGCAATGACCGCGTCGGTGAATGTACCTGCCACGTCCGCGTATGTCGCGGTCGCGATGGCGACTTCGGCGACGAAGTAGTAGGTGGCCGTACCGTTCGACGCCGTGACGGTCCTGTAGATGCGGGACTTCGTCAAGTTGCGGTTCGTACCAAGATCGGCCGGATCGGCTGCGTGGAGCGTGATCGTAACCGTAGCGTCGATCTTCACGCCAGTCAGTAGGACCGGGGCGCTAGGCGGCCCCTCTTCCCCGTAGGCCGAGACGAAAGTCTGAACGTATGCCACGCTCTTGAGCGTGCTGCTCGCGCCGCCGCTCACCGCCGCGGAGATGTTGCCCGGAGCAGGTACCCCCAAAAGGTAACCTGTAACGTTGGGGACTTGAGACTGGATCGTCGCCAGAGGCGCGTATCGCGGCGCTCCGGATGGCGACATCCAGTAGAAGCGATCAAACGTATCGCCGATCACTTGCGTACGCAGCACATCGGTGTCCGCATTCGCGAACTCCATCCATATGCTGTCGACCAGATGCAAACTGTCAGTGAAGTTGTTGGGGATGCGATACACTTTGGCCGTAGAGGCCTGAAGTGACTTCAAGAGCTTGGGTGCCGGCATGCCGAGGGCGTTGCCGTTGTACAGCCAAGTGTCTTGGGCTAGCGCCGAGTTGACGTCCGACAAAAGCCGGTCGTCAACTGCTGGCACCATCCCGCCGAACGGAGACACCCGAACGGCAACCATGTTGCGTTACGCCTTCGGCGCAGAGTGACGCGCGAGGGCGGCCTTGCCAGCCGCCATCTCGTCAAGAATAAACTGCGGGAGGGTCTCGGCGAGCAGAGCCCGCGCTTCCTCTTCAGCCTTCTTGAACAGGTGCTCAGCCTCATTGATGAGGTTCGCCGCTGCATCGCCAGCACTGATGGGAACCGCGCGCTGAATGAGCTGCGGCCGTTCACCAGCACTCTTTGCCGGAGCCGAAGCCGCCGGAGCGGCCGCGGGGGTAGTCTTGACGTCTGCCATTAAGTTTCCTTTCGTTGCTTCACTGACGCATCAGTTGCTGCGACCCGAGCACCCGAATTCTTGCGGCTCGACCCGCCTTGAGTAACCCCGATATAGGGTTGTTTCAAGCTGTCTTTTTGCGCTTGGGCTAGCGTGTCGTGCTTGAAGCGGGGCATGTCCTTGATAACGCTGCCCTTCATGGCGACATCCACGGCCTGAATATTTGCTTTCCGAAAGCTAGCAGGATACCCATCGCAGACCCGACGATGGGCAGCACCACCAGTATCCCCGCCCCCATGGTGACCAGTTTCTCTAGCCTAGCCACCCTCGCTTCCAGCTCTTCCTTCTCCTTGCAGAGAACCGAGACCCGGTACGAAAGAAATTTAAGCCGGTCTTCCGATTGGTCGAGCCCGCTTATTGCGAGGATGTAGAGCTCTTCTTCAGTCGCCATTGCACCTTTGGGCTCCCCGCCGCGCCGCCGTAGGTTGCCTGCATTGTCTGCCACGCGGTGCGAGCCCGCACGATGACAGTGTTCTGTTGGTCGATCACCGCACCACGCCGCTCAGCAACGACGAAGGCACTATCACCGGCATTGGCCGCCGGCTTGTCAACGGGCTGGAGGTACGACGGCGGGCCGGGCAGCTGGCGTGCCAACGGCGCGGGCCCTACCAGAGTTCCGCACCCCGACAGGAGGCTTGCCGCCAGTACCGTAAACGCAACCTGCAAGATCGGGGTTCTGCTTGAGTTGTGCCTCAAGTTCTGAGACGCGAGCATCGGACTTTCCTTTCTGGTCTTTCAGTTCGGAGATGGCATCCTCAGCGTCCTTGCGCTGCTGCTCGGCCGCTTTGTCATCTTGGGCCTTTGCAGCGGCCTTCGCCGCGGTGACGGCGGCGTCGAACTTCTCACCCTCGACCCGGCGGCCGTGGAGCTCGCCGGCGCCGTACACGGTAAGCGCGATCATACCGTAGCCGACGTAGCGCCCAAGCGGGGACCCGAAGAACGCGAAGACACCTTTCAGGATACCTAGGATGGTTGCGATGGACATCAGTTGATCTTCCCGCGCTGGTAGGCCTCTACAGTTGCATCCTGCACACGTTTGGCCTGAATGAGAATAGCTAACGCGATAGCAGCAACCGCGACAAAGTACAACTCCGTGGGGATGGACGCGAAGAAATTCTTCACGGGGTCGACGTAGTCAGCGATCTTTTGTTGGTCCCCGAAGATGTACTTGAACACCGCACCGGTAGCGCTAGGAAGGCCAAGCACGTAGGCCCACAGCTTTTGCCACCACGTGCTGTCTACGGTGGGGACCTTCTTGGCGATATCCTTGGCAGTGGCCTTGGATCGCTTCTCGCTGATGGGACGCGTCCACGTCTCGGAGATAGCCGCGCTGATCTCAGTGTACACCTCCGGCGTCAGCTCCCCGTTACCGGGGTCCTTGCCGCGGTCGATCATGAACGCGGTTATGGCGCTGCGGGTCTTGCTCCCAAAGTGGCCGTCTATGTCGCCTACCTCGTGGTAGTTCATCATGACGAGGTTGCGCTGCACCGTCTCGACTTGGACGTCGTAGCCCTCGTTACCCCCGGGAGTAACGGGTTTTTTCTTGCCTAGAAAATCCGGGAGCGTACCGGTCTTGTTGATGAGGCCTTGCTCGAACAGCTTGGCCTCTTGCTCGCGCCTCGTAATGAGACCCCTCTGAGCATCCCCCCAAAGACGCTTCATGGACCGTATTTGGGCCGGTATCTCGGAGAAGTTGCCCGATGCGATGGCGTCGCGGATGGCGCGCATTTCCCGGAAGCGGTCATCAGGCGAGTGGAAGCCGCCGTCACCGCGGTTGTACACCAAGCTCGTGAGTGCGCCGAAACAATCACCCGGTAGCTCGACCGCGCGAGGACACGAACGGATAAGCATGTCCTCGTAGCGCGGCAAGTCAACGTCGAGGAACACCTTCATGGCCACCTGCCATGGTATCAGCACGCGCGACCTGACCGTAATGAGGCCAGATGCAGCCTGCGCCCCTTTCAGGCCGGCAACGTTCTGCATGGCTACAACCATAGCCGACGGCAACAGGGGCCCGAAATCGGCCTTGATGTTCTCCGGGGTGGTGTACCCCAAGTCATACCCGATACCGACCGTGACGCCTGAGCGGCCGCCGGGCCACGAAGGCCTCGCGTAGTTGTTCTCGTAGCGCTGCTTGCTACCAATTTCCGACGAAATGGTAAGCTCGACGGAAGCTTTGGACGAACGGATCATAGCTTCACCATCGCGTTCAGGCCGACAACTGGATGGATGTTATTGTGCGGTTGCCCGCTCGTGTTGTTGGAAGCCACGTTTATGCCGGCCGTGCTCCCGCTCAACGTTGTCGGATACGACCAACCACCCGTAGCGTCGGGAAGATCGAAGGAGCCACCGCCGCCGACGCCCGGAGCAAAGTGCCCCGGCGTACCGTTCGCGATAGCGATGAACTGGCTCCCACCGCTAGGGCCGACAGTACAAGACACACCGCCACCGTTCGACGAAATCCCCGGAATTTCCGCCGGAGTGAGTGTATGCGTTGGCTCGCCGATAACGACACCGAGCCCGACTGCCCCCATCCACGCTAATGCAGTATTCGACACGCCGAGCGGCGACCTACCAGAAAGATTGGGGATGGCGATAGTCTTGAGCGCGTTGAAATCGGTCAGCGCGTTACCCGACCGGCCGCCGGACACCGGAGCCCAAAGATTGGTGACGTTGTTGTAGATAAGATTGTACAGATTGAACGTGTCGGCGCTGTTTCGAATTGTCCCCGCAGCGCCCGCATTGCCAATGGTGGCAGGGTCGCCGTTGTTTATCAAAATCCATCCAGTCGGAGCAGGGCTGGCGAAGGTGTACTTGACGTCGCCCGTGGAGTGACCTCCTAGCAGACCGATAAGCGTAGCCGCATCCGGCGTAGCCAAGAGGCCCGCCATATACGCGCTGATGGGGATTTCCTCAAAGGCCCCAGCCCCCGCGGAAAGACGCCCTAAGACGTTCCCTGATGCCATTGAGGTGGCATGTGCGGCGTTCCAGTTGGACGGCTGTACCTGAGTTGCGTCCGTGCCATCGCCCTTCAGGGATATAAAAGCATGCGTGATCGCGATGGCCATTTAGACTGGCTCCCTCACCGAAAAGAAAATGTCGTCGATCTTGATCTGGCTCTCTGTCGAATTGGTCGTCATCGTGGCCGTAACGACGTAGGTGGTGCCATCCAGACCCCCGCTCACATAGTACTGCACGCCAAGATTGTCTGCCGTGACTTGTACCCCATCCACGACGAGCGGCGGCACCGTGACCTTATCGACAGTGAACACCACGCTAGTGACGCCCTCGCCGATGTCCAGCCAGTTCGAGTAGATGATCTGGTAACGCTTGCGCTCGCTCGCTGCCTTGACGTATTTGGCGATGACACCCATTCACAGGGTCCTTCTTCGGTTCGGCGGCCCCGGCGTCGCGCGCCTCGTAGGCATTTCATACACTCTGTTTTCGATTGGGACAACCGCAATGAGGTTTTCCTGCGGGACGTGGACCGCGCGTACCTCTTCGGGCACTGCTATCTTCTCGGCGTCCGCGAAAAAGGCGTAGCTAACCCCACCAAAGAAGCCACTACCTATAAAGTTCGCTACACTGCTGGGGTGGTCCGTAGTTGCCAGCGCCCCACTGCCGGCGGTCGCCATGGACGACGACACTTTCGCCGTCATAATAGGCGCAAAGGATCCTGCGCCAGTCGCAGCCATAGACGAAAAATTCTGAGAAAAAATGCCAGCGGCTAGGTTACCCACACCTGCAGAGGCAAGCGTCGCGTTAGCCTTTGAGGCCGAGTTACCTGTTAGGGTACCGGCCCCTGCGGTACTCAGCACGCCGCGAGGCTGCTGCGCAACCGGAGTAAACACGCCGGCGCCTGCAGCCGCCATAGCAGCCGTCGGCTGAGGCGCCACAAACGACACCACCGCGGCGCCCGCAGCGCTGAACGCCGAGAACTTTATGTTGCTCGACCGGCGGATGGCGCCGATAGGCAAAGCACCAGTTGGGTGTAGACCTAGCGACGCCATCGCGCACCTTAGTTAGGGCGTAGTGTACTCAATCGAGCCCTGAATAGAGAACGTCTTCCCGGGTCCCGCCACGCACTGAACGTGGAGGTCGAACCTGTCCGTGCTGGACGTAAAAGCACGCCCGTTCGGCAGGTGGTTGCTCTCCATGTAGCCTTGGCCGATCATAACCGGTGTGATCAAGTCGCCACCAGCACCAAGGATACCGATCTGGCTCAGAGCGTTCGGGTCGATGGTGATCGTCGTCATAGACGCTTTCCAGATCGTCATGGACGACGGCCACGTCCATCCGGATGGGGCTCCGCCCGGCACTGACGAGCAGCCGAGCGCCGACGGGTATGACGCGTTGGGAAACGGTCCGGACGGGCACGTCTGCATGAACATGAAGTACATGTCAGACCCGGCGCAGTTGAACGACTGCCCCGGGATAGAGATCGAAACCTGCCCGGCCAGAGCCGAGCTGCAAAGCGCAACAGACGTGAGTAGCGCCGCGATATGCCTCAACATAACTTAGACCTTCCTGTTAACTTCCACAGTCGACGAGTTCGCCGAACGTGCTGCTGAAACAAGCCTTATGGCCTGCAACGACCCCACTGCCAAGCAGCATGATAGGCTGTTCACCGCCGACACCGGGAAGGCGCACAAATAGCCTTCCACCTTGGGAACGCAACACCACAGCGTTAGGGACCGAGGCAAGCGTGCCATAGCTGTCGTGTAATACGATGGCGCCCGCACCCGTTCCCGGAGGCTGTCCAGCCCAAGGCGACACGTTGCCGCTTCTGCTCCACGGTCCAAGCCACACTGCACCGTCCTGGTTGAGCACCATCGACATGATCTGACTGCCCCTGCCGTTGGGCGTAACCTCGAACCACATGTTCATGCCGCATGAGGTGTTTGCCTCGATAGGCACTGGCTTGCCGTCGACAAGGGGAAGGCCCGTGTCGGTGCATGGCTGATCGCCTGATGCGCCAATGCTGGCCGTTTCGGTCTGAACCGTACCGTGCGTCGCGAAGGGATTCCATGTAATCTTCCCCGGCATCGTCCCTGCACCGGAGGCCGATGGGTGCGCCGGGTCGGTACCGGTCGCCATCCAGAAATTAAGGCCCGGGTCTGCATTGCCGCAACACGCGGTCTCCATCGAAGCGATGTTAACGTAGGTGCTGCACGAGTTGTGTAGGGCGCCCGGTCCACACATGTTGAAGAAATTGTAGAAAGCTGGCTGCTGCGCGTCCGTGCGACCACCCTGCATGAAGCCGATGCCGGACTGAGAATTGCCCAGATACCAAGGGATGCCGCCCGTGTGAGCGCCAGCGCCCGGGTCGGCGAGGATGATCTGCGGGTTGACCCCGAAGCTACCCGGCGCGGTGATGACCACTCGATAGTCGGTAGGCGCCGTGAGCTGCGCGTCCTGCGCATATAGCGGCGTAAATAGTAGCGCGAAAACAAATCCAAGTATCAGTCTCATAGGAAAAATTCCTTCGTTATAGTTCTGCGGTAAGCCATAGAATTCCGTTTGCGTTAGCCGCCGCATGCCGGGACATTGCAAGGTTGGTGAGGCCATGGGACGTCTTGGTAAACCGGATGAAGGCGTCTGTCTGGCTAGCCCCCACCAAGCTGGGTACAGAGGTGCACGCACCAGACGATCCGCCGTTGGCGTCAGACACGAGGTAGTCACTGGCGGTAGCCGACGTGATAAGCGTCGGAGCAGCGCGCATAGGCACATCGAAGCGATAGATCGCGTCCACGAGATTTGTCGGGCTGGAGACCGCCGATAGGGTGTAGACGTTAACACTGTTCCTGTAGATACTTTTGAAGTACCTCAAGCACGCTGCCATTTCGACCCCGATAGGCCGCAGTTCGACCGGTGGCGGCGTGCTATTCTGTCCGGTGGCAACTCCGGGTGTCTCTCGAATATCGAAATCCGTAACGTTGACCGTCTTGGCGGTCGAGGAGAAGTTGTTACCGAAGTCGAAGGTCACTTCCAACCCGAAATATGACCCTGCGACAGTGGTGTAAGTGTAGGCGACTTGCGTAGTTGCGCCGTTGGCGCACGCTTGCAAACTGACCGCGGATAGGTCCGTCGTCAGAGAGCCGAAGCCATCCGGAGCCGCGTTACAGCGCTTCACCGTCAACGTCGGTGTGATCGATCCGCCCGTGTCGTTGCGCACCTTACACTGGATGGTGACAACCCTACTGTCCAACGGGCCTAGGACGTTGCTCTCAATGCGCTGCTTCAGCGTGATGCCCGTGACCGACGCTGCCCCCTTAAGCTGCAAGGAGCCGAAAGATCGCGTCGCACCCACATTGGCGCCATTGAACTGCTGCGTTACCGTACAACTCGCGCCAGTGGGCGTTACGAACCATCCGTCCGTGGTATACGCGCCACTAGTTGTGACGGTCACACCAGCGGCAGTATTGCGCTGATCAACATCCATGCCGGGGTTAAGGAATTTGTTCACGGACCCTGCTGGCACACCGGAGATGTTGGACAGGGCTTGTGCCCTCTGAGCCGCTGTGAAGGCGTTGGCTTCGTCGACGGCTAGAGTATCTTCCTTGAGCTGGACGATGCCGACGTTGGGCGCGGCCGTGAAGCTGATCTTGGCTGTAGTGCCCAGATTGTTGAACAGCACCGTAGTACGGGACAGCGTGCTCGTGCCGGAAGTCCACGTGCCTTCGCCGAGCTCCCACTGTGTAAGGTCGCTGCTTTCCGCGCGGTACTTGTAAACGCCACCGTTGACCATGGCAGCGGAGGCCGGCGTCTGGAAGCCGGTAATGGCGCTGTTCACGACGAAGTCTACGGTACCAGTAGAGGTCGCCAGAAAGTAAACTGCGTCGGCAAAGCGCGCCATTTATCCCCCCTGATGGGAGCGCAAATCCCGCATCTCGTTGTGCATGGCGATCCGGGCGCTGTCGCGCGCCTCGAGCATGAGCTCCCTGATCTTGTCAGGGTCCTTGATGCCGGCCGAGTGGGCGTTCGTCGCCGCTCCCACCATCGCCTGCTCGACACGCGTGGCGGCGTCGCTAGGGAGGTCTCCGGCCATGTTGGACGAGATAACAACCACCGCGGTCGCCTCCACCTGTCGCACCAAGACGAGCTCTCCAGTGTCGTCACACTTCACGTAATAGGCCATGATCAGCTCTCGGTGACGGTCGACGATGTAGTCAGGATCGGCTGAACGCCAGTCGACACGTTTATGTTGGGGGTTACAGGGCCCGAGTAAAGCAAGTTGGTCGCGCCCGACACAGCAACGCCGATACCCGCAAAGGTAATGGACGACACCGTGGGGAGCGTGGGCGACGTGGCCGCGGGGAACGTGATGTTCGACACTGGTGACGTGCTCTGCGCGCTCGACGCGGTCATGCCACCGGTGGTGCGAGCCACAGCTTGGCGCGCGTACGAACCATAGGTGGTCTCGCTCGTGTTCTGCACGCCGGACGCGCCCGGGTCGGCCGTATGGAGCGACCAAAACAACTGCGTGAGCGGAGAGGACGCCGCGTTGTCCGCGATGTTCGCAATCGCAGTAGCGTTAAAGATCAGCTTGAGGAGTGCGTTGGAGAGGAAGTTGTTCTTGGCCATGGTCGCTCCTTATTGCGGCGGGAACAGCGTCGATGACCGCCCACGTTGCGTACCGACACCGTAGCTTGGGAACCGCCACGCCTGCTGGCGATAGGTGTTATTCCGCGTGCCGTCAACTCGCGCATGAGCCTTGCCGGTCTCGAACTTGCGCAAGTGATACACACTCATTTGGCTGTCGGTCCACGGCTTCGACTTCTGGACCATCATCCGGCCGAGCAACCCATCGAGGATCACGTTGCGGTACTTCTGCAGTATCCACAGCGGGAACACCACGTAGCCGTCGCGGTTGACGGGGTCCTGCACGGTAAGTGCTACCGTAGCCACAACAGTGATCGCGGAGGACGGCTGGAAATTGAGCGTAAGCTCTCCGGGAACGGACATCGCCACTCCCCACTGGCTACCGCGAAGCATCGCAGTCGTCGGGTCAGGCTGCTGAAAGACCCACATGAGCTTGTCGATAAGTCCGGGCTCCTGCGGTGAAAGGTAGTAGATCGTGCCCGGCGGGTCCTGCCCTCCAATCGGCACGGGGATATCTTCCTTCCAAACATTCGAGGCCTTGAAAAACTCGTCCATGACCATGAACAGCTCTTGCTGCAAGAGCGTATCCGTCGACCCCGGAAGACGTGTACGGGCGTCGTTCATGAGGCGGATAACTTCGGCTCCGGCGGTCATGATAGCGTCCCCAGTTTGGCCTTGAACAAGGCAAGAAAGGCTGCGGCGCGGGTGTCTTGGACCTCTTCGTCATCGCGCATCTGCGCGTGGCCACACATGTAGTAGACCATGGCTACCCGATACATAGGGTCCCAGCTTACTGCTGTGGCGTCGTTGACGGTGAAATTCGGGATAGTCGTAACGCCGAGAAACAAATCCGGCCGGAGGAATTTCGCCTCCATAAACGCCAGCGACAGCGCGGTGACAAGTTCGCTGTCCGAGTAGCGGTAGGGGCTGTTGACAGTGTCCTGCAGGAGCACTCGGGCGAGGCTCACATAGTCAGACACAACATCGAGCGCCATTCGCTACTCCTGTAAGAGTTAGGGGAGGGGCCGTAGCCCACTCCCCCGCCCCACTCCCCCAAGCAGGAGTTAGACCTTGGTGACGATGGCCTGAACGAGCGCCTTACCGTCGACGACCTTGTAGCCGTAGACCTGAAGGCCGCGCATCAGCTGGCCGAACGCCATTTCCGACTTCAGGGTCTCCATCTTCGTCATCTGAGACGCGAAGGTGAGGCCGTGAGCGTGGCCGGCGTAGATGATGAACTCGCCGGCGGCCAGCGAAGCCGTGGTGCCGAACGGCAGCAAGTTCGAGCTGTAGAGCGTGAACCGGTCCACCATGCCGAGCCGGCCGTTGCGCAGCATCGAGACGTTGTCGCCGGACAGGTAAGCCTGCCGCAGCTCCGAACGCTTGACCAGCGTCGCCGCCCAAGTCGGCATAACGATCCAGCGGCCCGTCTCCGGGATATTCTGCTCGTCGAGCGTCTGGCCCATGCGCAGGATCAGGTCGAGAATGTCAACTTGACCAGTCGAGGGGCTCGTCGCAACGAGAGCCAGCGGCGTGCCGGTAACGCCAAGGTTGATGGCGGCAGTGATCTTGCCGGCAGTCAGACCCTTGTTCGCGGCGTCGCACTGGTCCTTGATGCCCAGCAGAACGGCGGTGTCGATGACGATCTTCATCTGCTCCGCGGCGTCGTCGGACCACATCGACATCAGATTGATATCGCTCTGGATCGCCATGACATCGTCGAGGATCGTGTTGAAGTACTGACCCTGATCGATGTTCAGCAGGATTTGGCCACCCTGCGGACGCTCGACCTCCAGCGCCGCGTCGGCGATGTAGGTGCGGATAGTGATGGTCGGCTTGGTGCGGATATGCACCTTGTCGCCATGGGCCTTGATCTCGCCCTCGTAGTCGGTGTTCGAAATCGCGCCCAAGACGGTGCTGGCGTAGAACTTCTCGACCAGCTTGCCAGACCAGATTTCCGGAATAAAGCCGGTCCCGGAAAGACCGTTGCCGGCTGAGCCGGACGGGTAGATCGGAGGGGTGGTAGACCCCGAGGCGACAGGAAAAGCCATGTTTTCTGAACCTTACGGTTGCCGCCTTCGGGGTCTCCTCTTGTGAGTGAGCGGTGTCCTAGGCGAGCGGGTTACGTGTCTTGCACAACCCGTCCCTCTTGCATCGCTGCGAAGAGTTCGGCCTCATGCTGCTTCTGTAGCTCCTCGCGGCCCTTATAGGCCCCGCGGCGCACGGCGGCATAAAACGCGTTGACGTCGGATGTGCGGATGACCTGCTTCTCGGCGGGAGCCTGTGGGGTAGCCGCCGTTCTCGCTCTGCCCGGTGCAGCCAAGTCCTCTAGCGTCGGGCGAGCCGGCTGTCCCGGTGAGGGTACAGGCGTCGGTACCGGATCGAGGCTTGCTGGACGTTGGGTAGCCGTCTCAGAAACGAAGCCTTGGAAGATTTCGAGCACCCGGGCAGTGTCGTTCTGCGCGTATGCTTCGGTAAGTACCTTGTGACGTGTAGCACTTGAAAAGGGCGCACGCAAGGCCAGCCACGCATGAAAATCGGGGCTGTGGTTGATCTCGTTCCAGTTCGGTAGCTCCCGCGATAGATCAGCGTGCATTCGCTTGCGGGCGTCTACCTCCACCGTGCTCTTGGTGGTCCCGAGTTGCTGCTTGAGCTGCTGTAGCTCTTGCTCAAGAGGCGCAGCCAGTTCACGGGCCGCTCTCTTAACGAAGTCGATCATCTCCGGCCCCATCTCTTCCTCGTCCTTCTTGGTAAGGAAGGTGGTGGGCTGGATCGTGGACGCCGGCGCGGCTGAGGTCGGCATGTTGGCCAGCATGTTTTCGAGCGCCTCGATACGCGCATTCGCCTGCATGAGCTGACTGCTTGCGTCGCGGTAGCGGCCGAACATCGCTTCATACTGGTTCTTGTACTTGGCCGCGTCGCCCTCAAGTCGCTGCGGCTCAGGCTGAGGCGCTGGAGTGGGGGCCGGAGTAGGAGCCGGAGGCGGCGGAGGCGGGGCCGCTTCGATGGTCAGGGGTACCCGATTGGGTAACCCCGGGGGTTCCGGCGGGGCTGTAATGACAATGGTTTCGGCAGGGGTAGGAGAGGGAGTGGCCGGCGCGGCCGTAGGGTTGGCAGAGGCCATGGCGGCATCTGCTTTCGCCGCTGCGCGCCTTACGGCTTCCGGGACGTACGCATCCGGATCGATGGGGAGGGGATTTGCCTTGAAGGGCGGCATGGGACGGTTCTTTCTGCGTGTAGGGCTTCTGCGCTACAGGCGGTTACGAGCGGGGTATTAGGCCCGCTGGTTCTGAGAAAGTTCGGGCCCCCCGAAGGGAGCCCGTAGTCAGGGAGGAACTGTTACCCGCGGGTGATCGTGACCGTGGTCGTGGTCGCCCACTTGAGGATGTATCGGTTCCAAGCGCCGATGGCGAGCGCCGCACCGTTGACGACGGTCACGTTCGCGCCGGCTGTCAGAGTGGCCGCACCGGACGAGGTGTTGTCGTTGATCAGCGCGAAGGTAGCCGTGGAGCCGACAGCCGCGTTGGCATCGAGCGCCTGCATGCGGGCGATGATGTTGGCCGCGGTATCGGTGGTGACAGTCTGCGCGGCGGTCTGGCCCGAAATTTCCACCGAGCCGCCAACCATCTGGGCCGCGGTCAGGGTCGGGTTGGCACTGGTGAGTGCCGTGTAGAGGCCGCTTCGCATGCTGTTCAGGACACTGGCCAAATACTGAATGGCCTCAGTCGTGCTCAGGCAGTTGGTCGGCAGGTTCGGATCATTAGCGCCCATGGTTAGGTCTTCCCCTTCAGTTTGGCCTCAATCTTGTCGGCCGTTGCAATACAGTCCCTGTACAGGTCCCGCAGCTCGGACGCGAATTGCGCCCGCCCTTGTTTGTTGAATACATCATCCCGGGCCGCAAGTACACAGGCCTTGATTTGCTCCTCGCACAGCGCGGCGAACGCTACCTCGAAGTCCTTCCACGAATTCGGCGCCGCCCGCTTCAGCCGGCACGCCGCAATCGAGAAGTCATCCTTGGCCCGAAGTTGGGTAGTCGTTGATGGATGGGGCTGACTTGGAATAGTCATTGATCGTTTTCTTGCCCTTGGCCAGCGCCATGAGGGCGCTGCGGGACGGCAACTCCTTGCTGCCGTCCTTCAAAATCTGTGGCTTCTCCGGCGCGCTCTTCTTCGCCATGGTCGCCTCCGTTACGGAATGGCCTTCTCGACCTCGATCAGCTTCTTCGCCAAGTCCTGATCGTCGATAGTCCGGCTCACGGTGAGCCCAAGCGCCACCTGCATCTTCTTGATTTCGCCAGCCAAGTCCTGCTGGTTGATGTAGCGCTTCACCGGCACGCCGGCGGCCGCCTGAATGGCGACGATGTGCTTCGACAAGTCGGCGGAGCCGTGAATGTCTTTGTGCGGCGTAACTGGCATTGTGCTCTCCTGTTGAATACCCCGGAGCGTTGGCCCCGGGGTACTATAGCATCACTTCTTCTTGCCGGCGAGGGGCGAACCCTTGCGCGACCGGGGACCGTCACCCGACAGCCCGGCCTTTTTCGGCGGGTGCTTCTGGGCTGCAGCGCTGCCCTTGCCGTACAGCTGGCGCTGCTGCGCCTGTGCTTTGGCGTTCTGGATCGGGCCGCCGCCGGCGCCCGGCTTCATGCGGGAGGGGGCCGCCATTAGCAGGGCAACGCGGTTTTGCCGGGCGTCGCCTTGCGGGACGTACCCTGCTTGCCAACCTTGCCGGTGCCGCCGCCCTTGGCGAACTTGCCGCCGCTGCCGGACGTTGCGTGCGCGCCGGTGCCGGGCTTCTGCGGGCCAGCATGCTGCTTGCCGAACATGTGGCCTCCGCCACCACGAACCGGCGTCATCTTGCCGGACTTCACAACCTTGCCTGCCATTCTAAGTCGCTCCTTGATTTAGCCGTGCGGCCCGCCGTTGATATTGACCCGCGGACCCGGGTCTCCAGTGGTGTTCCCACCCTTTGGTGCCTGATTTCCCTGCGCTTGTCGAGCAGCCTGTTGCTGGTTCTGCGCGGCGGCCTGCATCTGCGCGGCCTGTTGCTTCTGCTTGAGCTCGTCCTCCGACGGCACGATCTTGGCGCCCGGAATGCCGATGCCCTCTGCAACGGTCTCGAGCACCGCGGCGCGACCCTCCATGCCGATGATCTGCATGTCCATCGGGTTGGCCGTGATCTGGAGGAACTCCAGCTGGCGTGCGCGCTGTGTCTCGCGCTGGATGGCGACAACCACACCCATGACGCGGACCTTCTCGTCTCCGGAAAGGAGCCCGGAGCGGTCGGTCAACATGATCATGTCATAGAGCGCGGTTAGCGCCGGGTCAAAAATGTCCCGGTCGATGTTCGCTGCCACTGTCTGAAGCACCTTAGACGCGTTCGCCATCAGCATGGCAAGGCCGCTGGATGTCCTTCCCGCACCGCCGGCGCTTTGTCCGGACAGATAGCGCGGGATAGCCGATGCATCGTCGGCCATCGCATTGAGCTTCTCCAGCGCCATGAGGAGCTCGTTGACGTTCGACGTCGGCTGGAAAAAGCTGATCGGCACCTGCGAGTTCTGGCCCATGGGGTCGGCGAGATAGTGCCAACGCTTCCACGGATATAGGTCCTCGCCGTCCTCGCCGGGCGCGAGCCGCTCGTCATTGATCATGACTTGCGGGCCGGACGCGATGGAGAGGTTGTTTATCAGCGCTCGCATCACGCTATTCGTGCTCTCCTGCAGATCGCTGATGACGTCCGCGAGGCCGTTCCCGAGCGGCGTACCCGGGACCTTCTCGAACGAAGTGGTGTAGTAATAGTGCCGCTTGCGCGGGCTCGGACTGAGCTGGACCTTGATGATGTGCGTACCGATGAGCCACGCCTGCACCATGTAGTCGCGCAGCGGGTCCTGAATGAACTTCGCGTCCATGCCTTGTTCGAGCAACATGCGCCCCTGCACGTTGCCGTTGAACTCGAGACACGTGATCATGCCGGACTGGTTGTAGAGCGGGTTCTCCCGGCTCTCCATCTCCGCGCGCTCGGCGTCGCTCTGGTCCCAGTTGTCAGTCAGGCCGCCGCGTCCGTACTCGTCGAGCACCGCCCGGATAGCATCGCGGTCGTAGCCGGGTAAATCCAGCAAGTCGTTGAGGTCGGCGCGGCTCAGTCTTTGTCGCTCAACAACACTTGCGTTCTGGATATCGGAGACGCCGGGGGTCCACCAGATGTCGAAAGGAGACACCCGCTCCCAGAAGAGGCGCGGCTTATTAGAAGTAATGGCAGTGCCTGAGCTCCAATCGACAGTAGGCACAACGCGAACCACAGGGCCCTTGATGCAGGCGAAAGGAAATATTGGGAGATCGACAATGAACTCGGCAAGGGCCTTGTAGAAGTTACCTTCGACAAGAAATTCATCGATTTTGTCCTCTGCGATTTTCGCTTGATCTGCGGCTTTTTTCTTCGCGGCCTGACGCGCGCCTTCCAGAAGTATCTGGAGGCGGTCACGCACTTGATTGGGGTCAACCTGCTGTCCCGCCTGCTGCATCGTGCCAAGCTCGGCACGGATCAGCTGCTCGATGGCCTGCATGACATTGGGCGGGATGGCTGGGTCTGGTCCGGCTTCGAGCCCCCACGGCCGGTCAGCCTGAAGGTATACGTCCCGAAGTAGCGAGCTCGCGCCGCGGCATTTGGAGGCGATAAGCCTGAAGTAGATTTGCGACCCGCCGAACTTCTGGATTTCCTGAAGCTTGGTGGGGTCGTACTGGCCGTTGAAAGCCCGCAAGGCATTGATAAGCCGTACGGTCCACCCGGCCGTGGTGTTGTTCCTGTGCGTCCGCATCATCTCGAACTGCGAACGAATGTAGCCGGCGAGGTTGGTTAGCGCTTGCTCTGAAGGGCGGTTAGCTGCATCCTGCGCATTAGCCCGCTCACGGTTCTGCTTCGCCTCGAGACGGTCAAGCGCCCCCGGAGGGATAACTTGGATCACCCCTTGCGCCATTCCGGTTGCTGATGGAGGTAGAACACCGACCATGTTTCGCCTATATGCCAATTCGCAGGAGAGTACAACACTATGAGCGATCTGACACTGCCGCCGGATTACGCGCCTACCTTGCCCGAGGCAGCGCGGCGTGAGATCAATATGGTAAAGCTGGCGCGCGAAATTGCAATGGATTTGCGCGGCCTCCAGGAAATTTTGGAGCATCACTGCGTATCGCAACGGGACTTCGAGGTCCTGAAGCGTAACCCGCACTTCTGCCGGGTACTCTCTTCCGAGATCGAGGCATGGCAGAGCGCCACGAACACCCAGCAAAGGGTGCGGCTTAAGTCCGCGTCGATGATGGAGGAGTTCCTTCCGGAGCTATACAGGCGCCTGATCGACCCCAAGGAAGACCTGATGAAGGTCACCAAGGGAGCCGAGCTGGTGACCAAACTCTCCGGCCTTGGCGCCGAAGAAGCCAAAGACAATGACCCCAGCAACCGGGTCATGATCACCATCAATATGGGCGCGGACAACAAGCTTCAGGTGGCCAAATCGTTACCCCCCAAGGTAATCGATCACGAAAATGTGATCACCGAGCAAGTCACTGGTCTGGCCGACGAGCTCCAGCAAAACCTCTTCGAATTGAGTTTGGAAACGGCCTCCGATGGCAATATCAATCAGCTATAGCGCCTCGCCGACAGTATCTCGTTTTATGAAGAGCGCATCGTTCGGGCGTCTGATCGCCGGGCCGGTCGGTAGCGGCAAGACCACCGGGTGCATTTTCGAGCTCTTCCGGCGCGCGCTCGAGCAAGCCAAAGCCCCCGACGGCTACCGCTACACGCGCTTCGCCATCGTCCGACAGACGCTCAAGCAGCTGAAAGACACCGTCCTCAAGGATATCGAAGACAAGCTGCACGCCGTGTCGCGCTACAAGGTCATGGACAACGTCGTCTTCGTGGAGTTTGCCGATGTGCGGAGTGAGTGGCTTCTGCTGCCTCTGGAGACAGCCGACGATCAGCGACGGCTTCTCTCTATGCAGCTCACTGGCGCGTGGATGTCCGAGGCTATCGAAATGGATGTCAACCTCGTCGCCGGCATCGCTGGCCGCTGCGGCCGGTATCCATCTGGAGACCGCGGCGTCCCGAGTTGGTTCGGCGTTATTGCCGACACGAACATGCCTACCGAAGGTAGCGATTGGCACAAGTTCATGACGGAAGACCCGAAGGACTGGGAGATTTTCCTCCAGCCCGGCGGCATGGAGGAGTGTGCTGAGAATATCCAATGGCTAACGCAGACTGCAGATACTCTTAAGCTGCCAGAAGATGATCCGCGTCGTCTCGCACAGGGACGCCTCTACTACGAACGTCTCGCGCGGAATAACAACCTTGACTGGGTCAAACGATACGTTCACGCCCAATTCGGCAACGACCCATCCGGAACCGCCGTGTTCCGCGATAGCTTCAAGAGCTCGTTTCACGTCAGAGAAGGCCTCGAACCCAACCGATTTTTCCCACTGCTCATTGGGCAGGATTTCGGCCGCGACCCATGCAGCGCCATTTTTCAGATGGACCCGCGTGGCCGTCTTGTATGTTTGGAGGAAGTAATCGCGGAGGACATCGGCCTTGAGGGCCATCTTGAAAAGTCCCTTCGCCCAGTGCTTCTGCAGAGCCGCTACGTGGGCATCCCGATTATCGTAATTGGAGACCCCGCAGGTACCGCAAAGTCGACCGTCTATGAGGAGACAACTTTCGACGTCCTTAAGCGCATGGGCTTCCAAGCTGTGCCTGCGCCAACAAACGATCTCGACAAGCGCCTTCGCGCGGTCGAAAGCTGGCTCCTCAAACAGAATGACGGAACGGGGTCTATACTGTTCGACAAGCATCGTTGCCCCACCATCATCCGCGGCCTTGCCGGCGGCTACCGATATGCCCGCACGCGAACAGGCGTCAGGAAGGCACTTCCAGATAAGAACGAGTACTCACACCCTCTGGATGCGGTCCAGTACGTGTGTCTAGTAGCGCACGGGCGCGCGCACGAACTTCTCGGTAGGCATCTTCGAAAGGGTCGGGACCTGTCCCAGCGGGTGCGGGTGAGCGCCGCCGGTTGGACGTAGCATCGAGGTCCAAGTCCCGGCGGCGTCCGGTGGGGCGGGACGGCACGTGCTCGCGCTTCAGGTAGTCTTTAAGCGTCCGCTTGTGGATGTCGTAGTAGGCACAGATGACCCACACCTCCATCCCCCAAGCGTAGAGGTCCGCTACTTCGCGGGCCTCCTCGTTGGTCAGCGCCGGCCGCCCCCGCATTGCCATGGTTAGTCTCCGGGCCTGAAGGCACCGGTCGGCGGCATGTTCGTCTGGATGACGAGGCCGCTCTTCGGCTTGATCGCGTTGATGCCGCCGAGGATGTATTCCTCGATCTGCTTCGCTTCGCCCACGAGCTGCGCCGCGGTGATCTGTCCGACTGCGTTGTGCTTGAGAATGTCGGTAGCGGCCTGCAGTGATGTGAGACGGGTGTTGATAATGATCTGCTCCCGCGCAGCGTCGCGCTGCTCGTTGGACATTTGCGACGCTGTCATTTTTGGATTGCTCAATTGAGTTTCCTTCGTTCGGTTGACGTGATGGGTGCGAGGACTTCTTCGCAGAACGCGAAGTGGCGGTCTCCTGCGGCGCACCCGTACCGCGGAGCTCCATGGGTGTGGCAGTGCTGATCGAGGAGCCGCTTCACCTCGAGCCTTCCCTTGAAGGTCTCGTTGTCGGTGCAGACCAGCTGGCCGGTGGCGAACTTATGCGGTCTTGTCTGGGTCATCTTCCTCAGCCCCCATGGTCACTTCGTCGATCAGCATATTGAACACATGCGCGCCGCGAGTGAGCCAGAAAATAACCCGCGCCGTGTCGACAATGCTGGAGGCAAAATACTCCTGCCCGTCTTTCGTACGGCCGACGATGACGCATTCGGCAAGGTCGGCTCGGTGCGCGGCACGCAACACGTCTTGTATCGGCAGGTCCATCTGCGACCGCTTCGGGTGCAGCACTACGTTCTCTGGCCGCGGGACTTCGTGCGGGTAGACAACTTCTTCCGCGGGCTCGTCAGTTGGCATTGAGGAACTCCGTCACGCGATCACATATCGCCGCGGCCTTTTTGAGCTCTCCGGCCTTCATGTAATCTAGCGCGTCGTCGACCATCTGGCACTGCTTGATTTCGTGCTCGACGTATTTTTTGAGGTCATCGGTGTTGTCCACGCCCCCCTTGTAGAAGCGTTTACCGTCCTCGATATCGCGCAGCGTGCTCTGGTGGATGGCCATCAATCTGCGGATGGTGGTACGCGCCGCGGCCTTCGTGACATTCAGGTTCATGGTCCTGCCTCCCTCTATCTTCAGGCGAGACCCCAACATAAGGCCGCCCTCCTTGTTTTGCAAGAAGGGCGGAACTCTTCACAATAAGTTTACTTACGCCACTACACGGTCCTTACGGGTGCGGCCCTTGCGATCCGCTTACGCCCCGCTCCTGAAACTGTTCGGCCCGATGGTGACGGGACCGGCCGGCGCCGAGAAGTCCACCGGTGCAAGCGCCGCACTGGTCGGCGTCTCAGCTGGAGCCGCTGCAGGTGCCTCAGGCGTGGCCGGAGGTGCGTTGACAGGGGCGTTGGCATCCGTCGGCGGGGTAGGCGTGGTCACCGGTGCTGTGGTGGCCGGGACGCCGAGGATAGTCGCGGCCTGCGCCTTGAACTTCTCGGTGGCCTGCCGGACGTCGCTGGAGAGCTGAACGATCGCCTGCGTAAAGTGATCGGCGGTGACGGGGCTGGCGCTGTCGGCAACGGGCGCCGCAGCAATGACGGCCTTGTTGGCTGCATCTTGAACCAGCTTGTCGATGGTGTCGCTTGCCGTCGCAATGAGGTCGGCAATGTCAGACTGTAGTTGGGTGAATGCGTCCATGAAGTCCCCTCTTCGTTCGAAGTGGTGCGTCGGTGGACGCCCCTGCCTCCAACTAATACACGTTGTAGGCGGTTCCCGTAAAGGTCGTACCCGAGGAGTTCATCTGCGAGCATGACAACGGGATCAGCGTGGTGCCAACCGCAACTGCGAGCGTCACCGTCTGGCCACCTCGAGTGACCAGCGCGATGTTGCCGGCAACCGTGGCGTTGACCATGACGGCTGCGCCGATGGGCGATGCCGGCGTGTTAGCCACGAACGGCACGGCGTTAGCGAAGCCCCACTGTTGTACCGGCTTCGATACGAAGCCCGGATCGCCTGACATGGTCTATTTCCCTTTCTTGGCGCCCTTGCCGCGGGAGCCGTGGTAGTTCGGCCCGCCCGGCGCCGCCCCCTTCTCGCGAGCGCGCATGCCGATGACGCCACCCGGCACCCCCTGAGCTTTCATCTGGGCAGCGCGGCCTCCATGTCCGAGGGCATTGCTCTTGCCGTGGAAGGACCCGGTTTTCTTGGTGTTGGCCATGGGCCAGTCTCCAAAAGTTCTTGTGAGGGCTCGTCTGGTTTGGCGTCGCGCTCGAGCAGAATAGTTACCTCGTACGCTTCGCGGCCATCTTTCGCAAGTGCGTTCGGTTCGTATAGCCGCTTCATCTGAACATCGGATACCCTGACGGGTACGCCGTGAAACAGCTCAGCGGCACGCCGGTGGGTCTCCACGAGTGGTTCGACTTCGCGTCGCATCGTGTCGACCCAGAACTTCCTCGTCTCGCCGAGGATTTCGTTTGGGATCAGTTCGGCAATGGGGCTCGCGGAGCCGCTCATAGGCGCCTCTCCCGGTTGCCAATGCCCGCCTTCGCGCGTTCCTCTTCGGAAAGAACATTCCCGAAAAAGCCCTGCTCGGCGCCGTTCAAGTTGTTGGGATCGAGTGTGTCTGCGTGAACGGTAGGTTCGAAAAAGCCCTGCAAGTTCCAGTGCTTGTCGCCTGCTCCGTCAACAACGATCTCGTAGCGGTAACCATAGAACCGTAGGCCTCCGTGAACTTGTCCTTGCGCGCAGACTTCGCGGATCATCCGGGGGATATCCCCGTGCCGGTCAGCTGCCTGCAGGATCGTGTCACCATGCCGAGGTTGTCGTGGAAGACGCTCGAATTCGATGTGCATGTCGCGTTTGTAGGCATGGGCGAGGGCGTTGTCTAGTGTTGTAAATTTGTAACACTATGTGGTTTTATCGTGTCGCGGTAGGAAGGTACTTGACATAAAGGTGGGAACGTGCTAAAAGGGCGGAGGTTGAATTTTTGGTGGTCCTATGTTTGCGGGGGCCCCAAAAAAGCGCCCGGGGGGTGGGATGGGGGGCCTGTCCAGCTACCCCCCGGGGTAAGCCTCCCCATGCCTTGGCTGTAGGAACGCCCCGGCCGATCTGGCCACGGAGGATCGCCTACCACCCCTCAGGGAATTATCACGCGGTCTTATACCCCGCAGCTTGAGGTGACCCATCGAAAGGCAAGGTGTGCCCGGTAGAGAAAGGTCGTGGTGCCTGCCCTCCCTGCGGCGATGGGGTTGCCTTCACGGGTAACGTACCGACCACAGAAGCGGCTAAGCGTGGAAAGGGGAAACCCTTGGGGCACGCAACGGGATCGAAGGTTCTAACCGTCGAAGCATGAAACGGGTTTGGGCTAGGGTACTGGAGAAATCCAACCGACGCCGCCGAACGCTTATCGCGATGCCACCATGTGATGACTGCCTTGAGTTGCATGGCCGGATAGCGCTGTACGCAAACAAGCCACGACATAACTCGCGATGGGAAGGGACTGACAAACATCCCCAGCAATCTACGCCAATGCCAAGGTTGATTGCTGCGATGGCTTCGAGCGAAGGTGCTTTGCTGGATTATCCAGCCTAACGAGACCTGTTCGATCCGGGTCGAAGCCATCACACCAATCAATCTTGGAAGATTTTCCTCGCAAAGTATACCGCGTGGAGAATAAAACTATCTGGAGCGGTACCATGAAACGGTTCAACGCTTCAAAGGTTCGCGCGTTGGGAAATTTACAACCCCGGACCGAGAAGCAAAAAGCCTTCGCGAGAAGGGCGAATGGCTTGAAGATGCGATGGTCTCAAGATCGCGAGGCGCCGGAAATCAAGAAGTCTCGCGACTTTTTGTCGTGTGTTTCCAAGGACTTCGTGCCGGCAAAGCCGCGCGGAAATTCTGGATGTCGGCTTTCTGCCGCTGTTCGTGCGGCCGTTGCAGCACGTCGGCAAGCGAGGGAAGCCTTCTTCGCCTCGTTGTGATATTTCTAATTCTAAATTCTAATTCTGGAAAATACAATACTATAGGGCTTTCTGTACACCGGTGACCATACACATCTGACCAGACACCGGTGTACAGGGAAATCCTAGAACGCTCTAAAACAGCGGGAGAATTTAGAATTAGATAAGTCATTGATCTAAAACCATAAAATTTTGGATATTCTGACTTCTCACAACACCGTGATACACGATTTTGTCCACCGGTGTACAATGCCTTGATTTCGCCAGAAAGTCATGTCCATATGTGTACAATAGCGCGAAGGGCGCTAGTCACATCTGTACAATGACCAAAAGGTCGGTAGTCACATCTGTACAACGGAGGTACCATGTTCTGCCAGAAGTGCGGCCACTCGGAGACTGAAGTGGCTTGGACACGTAAGCTTTGGACACATGTGGCTAGAGGCCGCAAGTGCCAGAATACCAATTGCGGCGTTACCTTCGAGACCAGTGAGTGGTACATGCACCCTTTGCCGGGCATGGTGCCTAGCGAGGATAGCGAAGAGGACCGCCACGAATTCTTCGTGAAGCCCGAGCAGACGTTGCCGCCATCGGTACAACCATACAACCTGCCAAGCGTACAGCTGCCAGTTACTCAAGAGGTAACCACGGCTGCTCCGTTGCCGGATTGGATGGAGGACTTCACACAGATGCCTGATGGCAACTACGTCAACCCACAGAACGGCGACATATTTGATGCTACAGGCATACAAGTGGGCAGCTTCCCAAATTGGAACGCATGAGGTAACAATGTTTTCCCACAAGAAAGTCGGCGGGATTTATTTCTTAAAGCTGTGGCGGCTTAGGTTCTCTTTCTGTGTGGCGCGTCGGCCCCAATTGGTGCCGCGCAACCCGGCCAACCCTACTCTGGCACAACGCCTCGCTTACTTTCAGATGCAAGCGAGAAGCCTACGCCCATACAAAGGCGGCAACACAATCATGCCGTCGTACCCCGAGAACCACTAGGATACCTACAACCGTACAAGCACGACTGGTGGCGTGCCTCAAATCCGCCAGAGAGTTTCCTTCTGAGGGACTAGCTTCGACCTCATGAAGGTCTTGAATTACCTGCCTAGGTAATCATGCCCGAGCCGTGGATCGATATGCGAAAAGATAGGAACTAAGCGACGCCCTGTGCGTTGCGAAGTTACTTTCTTTGAGCCACTATCGAGAGGCCAAAGGGTATGCAACCCGCAAGTAACGGAGAAGCAACTATGAGTGAGAGTAACCAAGGTCTTGGCGTGGTCGATCCGGCGGTCTTGTTTGGCGCCGGCGATCCCGGGGTGCTGCCGACGTTCCTCAACAGGAACGCTCAGCCGCAGGGGCAAGCGAAGGAAGATAGCCCGACGCTAGCGCCCACCGAGGCGCTTATCTCCAACGCGCCTTCGCAGCGCGAAGCGCAAGCCGAGAACGAACGCGCCACCGTCGGCCACAACGAACCGCCGCCCGAACCCATGAGCCGCGAGGAGATGCTCAAGGAATTCAACAAGGACGTGGCGTCCTACGGGAAGGATAGCGGCAAGGGTGCCGCGGCGCTTCCAAGGCTTGGCATGCGGGTTATCCGCGCAGCGTCGGACGGTCTGATCTCCACGGAGAAGCCGAAAGACGGGAGCGAGAGCGACGCGGTGCGCATCTACAAGCGCTACGCTGAGCAGGACAGCAAGCACGCCGAGCACACGAAGGGCGGCATGAAGGCCAACGCGGCCAAGCTCAACGCCCTCATTGGGTTGGGCTGCATGACCACCGTCGATGGCGTGGAAGTCGCCTCGCGTGCCGTCTCCATCCGCGACAAGATGGAGAAGGAAGAACAGAAGCCCAAGGCGCTGTTCGCCGGGTTGGTCGACGTCGCTCGCAAGCAGATGGAGCAGGACAGTCCCTTGACTGACGATGCCATCGAGGCGGCGTTGGGCAAGGTGGTGAAGGACAAGAGCGTCGCCGAGGAGTGGACTGCGATCTACAAGAAGATCGACAAGCTTGTGTCCGGCGAGAACCCGCAGGGTCTCAAGGACCAGAGCGAGCAGGCGCTGAAGATCGCCGAGCTCGTCAACGAGCACATCAACAACTTCATGGTCGACGACGACCGCGAAGAGAAGATCGCCTTCTGCATGGAGCGCGGCATGACCCGCGAGCAGGCGACGCAGTTCGTCGGGAAGTAGTTCTCCACCCGGCGAGGGTGATGCGCGGTGGCTGGACGCTTGCGGGCGTTAAACGCAGGCAACTTCCAGAAGGCGAAAGCCGGCGGAGCCAGACTACTCCAGCCATCGCGCACTCACGCGCTACAGTACGCTTGCCAGAACACCGCTCGGAGGTTGATACGGCAAGTGTCGGTGGGGTCCGAGCCCGCGACCGACGCCAATCCACTACCGAAGTCTAGGAGGTTACCACGCGCAACGCACAAACCCGCTGGCAAGAGGCGCCTCTCAAGTGGTAGGCGATGCACTACACATCGTAGGAAGAACGAGGCGCCACTGAGCGCCTACAATGCCAGATGCTTCATAGCACCCTCACACTTCGGTGCAGCCTACCAGCTAGCAGTGCCGCACTTGTGCCGCACAAAAAGAACGCCTTGACAGGCCATCAACCCGACGATGTAAAACCCGGCCGATAATCGTGGGCGGCTCCCACGGCCTCTATGGCTTCGAGAGAAGAAAGCCTCTACGGCGTCCGGCGGCGCCGAAATTCCGCCGGTGCAATTCAGTAAGCCACGTAGCTCAAGCTTTAGAGCGCGACGATCCTCGATCCCGGGACTATCTATCCGGCTGCAGGGGACGAGATGCAGGCTGATCCTGCCGTGGCGACTTAATCCCCGTAGCTCAAAACGTAGCCTAGAGCGCCCGCGTTCCTGCCCGATGATGGGCCGTGGGGGATGCAGGCAAGGGGACTACACTCGTACCTGCCGGGGTAACACTTGATTTTATCTGTGAACCATCGGACCATGGGGTGTGTAAAGCACGCTGGTTGTTAACCCAGAGGACCTGACCGTTCGGCCTCACAACAAAGCCGGGCAGGGGGCATGGTCTCATAGTTCACAGTCAGGGAAGGAGAGCTCTTGAAAAAGCACAACCTCACAGTCATACAAGGGGGCCTTGTTGAGGTACCTCTAGAGGTATGGCTCACGCCATTTGGCTTTGCAGTCTTCTGGTGGGACTATTGGCGCAGAGCCCTTGTGCCTACGCCACGTCCTGTTCTAAAAGTTGTTTCGAGGCGAAGGAGTTGGTAGGTCACCTGTCGCGGGTGACTATCTGGGCACAACAGCCGTCCGGGCAATGAGCCCGGTATTGGACATGTGCGGGTTCGATGCCCGCCCGCCTCACCCCTATTACCGCGTAGCTCAAGCGGATACACAAGAGCACTCGCACGGCAAAGCGCCACTGGCGACCACGGCTGCAGGACGTGGGTGGGAGAATGATGCAGGTAAGGGCTGATACGTAGCCTGCCGCGGTAACCACTCAGACGCGCACTCACGCGCACAAAAATACCCCGTAGCTCAAGCGTCGGCGCCCCGCATGGGTGCAAGAGCAAAGACAGAGCCAGCTCGGCCCGGCAAAGGCCCTCCTGCCCTCGTCACAACAGATGCAGCGTGACACACTGCCGGGGTTACCTTAAAGCAAGTTGACAACCAAAAGGGTGCAAGCGTAAGGTATGCACCTTCGCGCGTAGTTCATTGGTCACTTATCCACGACGCCGACAGGCAGGGGGTATAGAACAACTCGGATGCTGCGAACGTGCGCAGGTTGGGAGCTATTGGTACTCCTCGACAGCCTCTTGCCTCTGATTAAGAGGGCCTCGTGTACGGGACCGGGGGAACGGCGTCGACTACTACATGGTGGGCGTCAACGACGAGGGAGATGCGGGAAGTAACCAAACCCGCCGCGCGAATTTAATTCCCCGTAGCTCAAGACGGCATAGAGCACCCAAGCCACACTGTTCGCAGAAGGTCTGGGAAGATGCAGGCGAGGCCCTCTTCGATTAACATCCTAGTAGGAGGATGAGAGTAACGTACCTGCCGGGGTAACAGTTAGCACCGTAGCTCAAGTAAGAGCACAGTCGGGAATGGAACCGGCGATGGCGGATGCGGGGTACGGAACCCGCCGGTGCGACTAAAAGGTGGGCGGAGCTTGGGATGACTGCAGCGCCTTGAGTACTTGCGGAGGATGGCCCAGACTTGGCGGTGGAACGAACCGCATGACGACGTACCTGCCGGGGTAATCCTCGTAGCTCAAGACGTAAACCATAGAGCAGCGGAAGCTATCCTTTGAGGGGTGGCGAGTAGCGATGCAGGCTAGGTGTAGCAATGAAAGAGAAACTCCCGTTTACGCCGGTGCTCACAAAGCACATGAGCGACGAAGAGTGCATCACGATGTGCATGTTGAAGGGGCACACCATGCCTTACTTCTTCTGCAAGCATCTTTTACGAGAGCACGACGTGTGGTACGTCTCCCGAATGCCGCGGCCCGGGGACGGGCCATACGAACAGTACATCAACAAGCACACCGAACCAAAGGGTAACGACTACAAACGCTTCTACTTCCTCTCAAGGGGAGAAGCGTGCAGGGTTGTTTGCGAAGTCAACGAGTGGTCTTTTGCGCACTCACGCGCGCCGAATTTCCCGTAGCTCAAGCAGCCGTGCTTGGTTAAACTCTATACACACAAGCACAGGGGCAAAGTCGAACGACAGTAGGACAGCAGACACAACCCGGCCTAGGACTTGGGAGCCGGCCCGCTGGATGCTTCCGAGATCAAGTAGCTTCCCAGAGCGACGGTGGCGAGGATACTCCACCCTCATGCCGTAATAAGGATGCAGAGCAGTGGCTACCTCTGCCGGGAAAACTCTAACCTTCGGGGGTAACCATGATCGAACCATTTAAAGCTCGGAAGTCCCATGAGGGACCCGAGGTCGCTTACGCAGCGATGATGGGTGGTGCGTTCTTCTACAACTCGGACACAGCACGCTGGATATGCTACGATCCTTCTCTCCCCGGTGACAAAGACAAAGCCTTCGAGATCGCTGGTTGGCAGTGGAAAGTAAACGCGGCGCGGCACTTCCTCAGGAGGCGCGGCTTCGAGTTCAACGGCGACGGGGTCGTGGCATGCAGCCCAACAGCTCAGAGCTAGCGGTTACCTACGCGATCATGCTGGGTGCTTGGTTTGAACGAAACAAACACCCCATCAACATCATTCGCTGCACCGATGGAAAGGTAAGCGTCTATGGCCACACAGAAGCTAGCGCCGCCATTGGCTGGCTCACTGCCAAAGGCTGCTACTACATCGACGGACACGGGCAGCTGGTCAGGCGCAAGTACGAAGAACATCAAGTTGAATATTACAACGATGCGTCGTCTTGATGCACCCGACTTGGTAGGCCCTACTGCGACGTACCTAGCTGCCTTAGGTCAAGAAGGTGTATTGACTAGGCGAGGCCACCTGCGCGAAAGCTGGCCCGATCCGGTACTTCATCAGAGACTTTACAAGTCCTACACCGAAGTGTGCATCGCTTACGCAACGCTTCTGGGGGCCGACATCAAGTGCGGTACGGACGAAAGCCCGGGGTGGACTGTGAACGCTTGGTACTGTCCCGTGCAAGGCGGCCAAAAACTATTTGGCGACGACGCGCTCGATGTGGCCGAGCAGTTCTTGTGCCGCAAGTGCCGTTGGGTCGCTCTCAACAAAGAGACCAACGAGTGGGAGCTCGTCATGCTCTAATGAGGAGTAACACTTCATGTATGTTGTGAAAGACGAAGCCACCCGCCGCGTGTGGAGCTGGCACCAAGAGAGTAAGCAGGGCCTTCGCACGGCCATCGCCGAGGCCGACATGCGCTCCGAGGACACCAATAGGGTTTACTTGGTCACCGACAACCACAACCTGCGGCTCTACCGGGCGGTACCTGCCGAGGTAAAGTTTCAGCGCGAGCAGCCGCGGCGTGCCGCTAGGCAACTCAAGCGCAAGGCCCTTGTGTGGAAGTTGCTCCGCTGGGTCGGCACGCTCACTCAGTGGCTTGGCCTACTGCTGATCTTTATTGGCGTCGCGGCGCACGCGCTGGGAGTTGTCTACTAGGAGCACTCATGCCAAAGCCGCCTGTCTTGTTTAAGGTAGACGGAGCGGAGTGGGAAGCGCCGGCTCACGGCGGCGGTATCTACTCGCTGCACGTGGAGTTAGACAACGGCGACCACTTCTGTGTCTGGGCATACTCGGACCACTCGCCTGACAACTACTGCTGCGTGCGGTACAAGGCCAACCAATTCACAGGCCCCGAACACGAGCTATGGTTGGGACCACTGGAGGCACAATGTCTGGTGCTGGAGGCTCTGAAGGAAAAGAAACCGCCCACATCTTCTATCCCGACGAATACGAAAAGATGTTCATAGCGTTCGCGCATCTCTGGGGCATGGTCAGTTACCCGCCGGGTACCGCAGACTACCAGTCGTCGCACAGATGCGCGCACCAGTGGGCGTTCGGCAGTGACGGCAAAGTCTACGTCGGCTACATGAGCGAGTTCACTTGCGCCATAGAGTTCTGCCGGCTCAACAATCTCAGCGAAGCAATGGAGGAGGCGCTGAATGCCCACCAAGCGGGTTCGCCGTCGCTTCGAGACGGTTGAGGTGTACGATACTTTTTGTTCGTGGCCCTACAGCGAGGACAAGGTCTACGGCAAGGTCACAATAAAAGTCCCCGTACCTCCTAAAAGGAAGAAGCAATGTTCATCTACATCTCGAAAAGCGACGTACTCCAATCCATTGGGTTTGCCCTCACGTCGGCAAACGAAGAGCTCGACAGGGTGAAGACCGCAGTAACGAGCGGCATCCTCATGAGCCTAATCGAGAAGCACACGGCTTCGCCCGAGGCACAGGAGAACGCGTCGCGCGCACTCACGGACGCACAGGAGCACGTCGCCAAGCTGGACACGCTCCGCCGAATGGCGGAGTATGCCAACGAAAGCGAAATCCTGCTGGACGCCGAGAGCTTCGCGCTGATCGAGTGCAACCTACCTGCGAGGTAACTGAATGTTGGGGCGGGGGATAATTATGGCGGGGCTGGTCTGCGTGATGCAGCCCCGTTGCAGCGACCACATCGGCAACCGTACAGGCATACAACCTGACTACTTCGCGTGCCTTCTTAAAGGCGACAAGCTGGTCACTGCCCGTCGTCGGCACGACATGCTGCCACTCACCCAACAAACCAAGATATACCTGAAGTGGGAGGAGTAAATGGCCGGGCAGGCGAAGCAGCGGTGGCGCCAGCACATCGTCGATACAGCCCACCTGCTCGGTTATGTATTGGAGTGGCGCGACGGTGGTTACGTGGTGCGAAAACCGGGCAGCGGCTACCTTATGGCTATGCAGGCGTTCAGCCCAACAGGCCGCCACACCATGTGGCCGAACCACCGTAGATTTTCATTCAAGTGGACGGCTGCAATCGCAGCGTTGAAGGACGCAGGCATAGATGCGCGAACACTTACCGCACCCGGAGAAATTAGAACTGGCCGGAGCCGCGTACCAGAGGTACTTGACCGGCGAAATCAGCTGGAGAGAATTTCAGTACGAACTAACAAAGCTACGCGTCGACGCCGATGATAGGGATAGCTTTGTCCGGAGCCGGCCTAGTGACAGCGTACGTCACACTAGTCCTCACGGCCGACCGCACGCTACGGCGCAAGATAAAGCGCGCTTTGACGCCAGCGTGGATTGGCTGGTATCTTATCGGGCCAAACACAAGGCTGGGAAAGGACATCCTGATGGGACCTGACGCATCCGTCGAGCTGATGAATACCACCGAGTGGTGGAAGTGCGTGCTGCCATGGCCCGGCAAGGCGAAGTGGTGCGATACGCACATCGCCATGGCGATGTTGTTGGGCGCCGAAATCCAGTATCAGGCAGTGAGCGCCTTCGACTGGGACGAGGCGTGGGTCATCGAAGTAGAACAAGACAAGCTTATCGCCTCTACCTCCAAGGTAGGCGTTGCCATCGCGTTTTTGAAGTACAAGGGGGTAACGTGAGTAAGCTACGCATCCACGTGCATCTCTGCAAGCACGACAGTCCGAGCGGCCTCTACAAGGAAGGCGAGTACGGTAGCTTCTTTGCCGGAGATGTATCAGAGGCCACGCTGTGGTTGGCCGGCTTCAGTCGGAAGCCGCTGTACGCAATCAACGTTATACCCAAGGAGGTAACCAGTGGCGAAGAAACCCGTAACGCGTGAACAGCCACGGCTGACTACGCTGACTATCGTAGCCACGGGGTTTAAAATCGTGGAGACCACATCGCTTGAAATGGAGCGGGCCAGCTTGCGGTACTTGCAAGCCAAGCTTGCTCTTCTTCGGCAGCTGGAACGTAGGGGTAGTCCTTATATTACTGCTGCAGAGAACGCAGTTAAAGCGGCGCTGGACCGCGTGTGGATGGCGCAAAGGAGATAACCGATGGGCGCGGCCCTTAAGAAGAACCAAGACTACACGCTTCTCGCCCGCATCAAGTGGGCGGCATGGGGCGTGATCGATATCGAGGCGATGGAGCGCATGCAGCGCAGGAACTACATCAACCACGTCCGCGAGGAGCTGAAGCTTCACGGCTGGACGCTCGAAGCCGGTGGCTCGCAGAGCGTTCCTTACTACCGCATCTTCAAGATGGGCACGCCGGTCGCCGGTGAGAAGCAAGCCATCGTGAAGAGCTTCACCAGCTCCACCCTCAAGAAGGGCGCCTTCCAGAAAGTCTGTCGTGACGTTTTGGGGGTGATCGACCCGCAATCGCTGGAGCACCACGAAGGGTAACCACCATGAGCGACAGGCCGAATTACGACCGCGCGCTGGCCGCGTTGCAGTCGGCGTACGACGCTTGCTACAAGCACCCAGAGCGCAATTCCCTTGGTATGTCCATCGGGCCGTTCTCCGGGGTCAACGTGGCGCTGGGCATAGTCGCAATGCTGGAGCGCGAAAACACCGAGCTCAAAGCGCAGGTGGCGAAGCTTAAAGCACAGCTTGGAGGAGACCAATGAGCGATCTCGAGATAGTGGACTATGCGCGCATCGCGTCCCAGATCAGGGCGCTCGAGCCACGCGCACTCACGCCGGACCAACTCTCCGATGTGCTGCTTGTGATGGAGTGGATGAAGCAGGAGCTAATCTCCCGCGATGAAACCATCACAAAGCGTCAAGTTGAACTCGACCAAAAAGAAACCGCGCTCCGGGAGCGGGAGCGCAACGTCGTCCTCAGGGCGCGTACTGTGGACTTGGCTATCGGGCTTAGGCCCAAGCGCTCCAAACTGTTCCATTACCTGAAGAGGTAGTCGGGCCGCGGGGGCGCGTACCGGAGTGAGACTATGCCTTATGCCGAAGAACAGACTGCCGCCATCCGCATGGTGGCATTTGGAGTGTTGGAAGCCGAAGTCGCCAAGAATGATCCACCGCCAATATGGGCGTCACCTCAAACCGAAGCGGCCGACGAAGTCGAGAGGCTTGTCTTGAGGGAATTCACCGCACTGGGGTGGAAGTTGGCCAACTCCGTCGAGAGATGGCGCGGCCGTAACTACGGCAAGTATGTTCTGCTAGGGCCGCTCACGCACGGCGCCGCATTCGCGGTGCGCCCGAGGATCGGCGAAGGTAACCTGCGCGAGGTGTGTCTTTGCGCGGTACATTATTTGGATACGGGGAAAACCAACTCCAAGTCCAAATACGCGGAATAGTCCGCAGTCTTGGTCATCTAACAAGAGGAGAAACTATGCCGAAGAAAGGCCAGAGAATGAGTAAGGAACGGAGGGAGCACCTCTCACGTGTAATGAAGGCACGACGACAGGAGCAGGAGAGCTTTGTCGTGAAGGAAGTGCCCAAGGCACCCTACATGGTCGACTGGGATGCACCGAAAACGCACATCCCACACCCGCCGCTCGCCTATGCCATCAAGGAAGGCGACGACATCTTCGTGTGTTTCGGTTTCGACGGCTCGCTCGACCGCAAGCGTGTTTCGGAAAGCCTCGCCCGCAAGCTATTGCGGGACCTCTCGGCGATCCTGATCTAGCGTCCCCGTACCTCTCTTTGAG